TGATCCAAGTAATCCGTCAAACGAAGGACAGGTTCGCTTGTTCAAATTCGGTAAGAAAATTTTCGACAAGATTAATGAAGCGATGAATCCCGAATTCGCTGATGAAACACCTATCAACCCATTTGATTTATGGGAAGGTGCTAACTTCAAGTTGAAGATTCGTAATGTTGAAGGTTATCGTAATTATGACAAATCAGAATTTGCTAGCAAGTCTGCCTTGTCTGAAGATGATGCTGAGTTGGAAACAATTTGGAAGAAAGAATATTCTCTCAAGGAATTTACTGAACCAAAGTTGTTTAAACCATACAACCAATTGAAGACTCGTTTGGATAAAGTATTGGGCTTTGAAGGCATTGCACCTTCAACTACTGCTGAATCTATCGACCTCTCACCACCCGCAGCTAAGTTTGCACCACGTTCAACACCAGTTGACATTGGTGGAGATGATGACTTGGAATATTTCAAGTCTCTCGCTGAAGAATAAACTCTCTTTATTGAACGTTTAGACCCCGCCTAGTGCGGGGTTTTTTATGCACCAATACCACCAGGTCTTAGAATATTTAATTTCCAGATTTCAGGTAACATATCGATATTATATGCTGAAGCAGTTGAACCTTGGTTTACACTTCTTGATTGTGGTGCAGCCGCCTGTTGATTGACGACAATTGGTGCTGATTGTGATTGTGTTGCAGCTTGCATATTCAATCTTGCTGCTTCGGCTGTAGTTTCACTTAAGGTACTTCCAACTTGGTTAGTAAAAGCCATTAAAGAAGATCGAACATCTTTTCCTGATGCGGCGCTAGACTTATTTCCTGGACCAGCCCAGAAAGATTGTCCGGCTTTCATCATTCGGCCAGTTTCTTTATTCATTGTGTCTGTAGCTAAAGGAATTCCTGCCCAAACTTTAGCTAAAGCGTTTTGAGCATCATCATACCTTCCTTCCGATGCCATTTTTAAAGCACCAGTTTGTCTAATTAATTCCATTCCTAATCTATCTTGAACTTCTGGACTAAATTTTTCATCTCTGCTAGCAATTCCAGCATCTATTAAACCTTTTAGAGTTTTAGGAACTATTTGATATTTTCCCGCAGCAAATATTAATCCGTCAGCTTTTCTCTTTTGTGCATTATCTGATGGTTTGGCTGCTCTGTCCATTATTTCACCAATAGTCATATCAGTTAATTTTTTGCCAATAATTTTTTCTGAATTACCAGAACCTATAACTTTGCCAGCAGTACCGACTGTTCCTTGATTCATTGCATCATAACCACCAGCACTAGCAGATTCGCCTTTTGCAATTGCATCCAACAAAGTCATTTTAGTTGGAGCCGGACCCATGCGAACTTCTTTTGCTTGCTCGGCGGCAGTCGGACCTCCAATATCAATCATTTTTTTGCCTTCACTATCAGCTTTTTTGATTGCGTCTTGTAATTCTTTTTTTGATTTTATTCCACCAACAACTGTACGATCAGGTAATTCTACTCCTCCAGTGTATAATTGAACTTGTTGGTCAGTATAATTACCTGAAGCAACATCTCTTAGTCCTTGGTCTATTTTTCTGGACGCTGTATCAGCAGCACCTTTAGCAGCATTACTTCCTTCATTATTTTCCACTCTTCCTTGTATTTTTTCTGGTGTATTAGCTTCTGCATTTTTTCTATCTAATAAATCCATCAACCATTTCGCACTAACTAATGCACCAGCAAGAGCTAAGAACACGGGATTTGATATTATTGGCAATAACAAACGAAACACAGTACCTAATCCTGATAGAGCAGCTGAACCAAGTCCAAGTATTTTTCCTATGTTTTCGGCCGAAAAAATACTCAAAAGTAAACTTGGTATTGAACTTAATGCTCCGGTTACTGCAGTTGCGATTGTTGATCCTATTCCCAATAACGCACCCATTATTCCTTTATTTCCGCCTTCGGATTCGCCTGGTTTGTTTACTACAGTTGGAGATGTTTTTGATTTATTTTTTGCAATTTGACTTTCATATGCGTTTTCTCTTGCAGCTGAATCTCTAAAGAACATATCTGATGCACGTGATGCTTTTCCGCCACCCATAGTCACCAACTTCATAATATTTTGACGCATGACGTTCATGTCTCTGGCCATTGCATTACTATTCATTGTATTTTTTGCAATAATAGTTAGTTGTGATTCTTGATTCTGTGATGATATTAATAGAGAATTTAATACCTCGGACTTTATTTCTCCATTAAATGTTCCAGATTCTGCTAATCTTTTACCTGGCGTTCTATCTAATGATTGATATCCTTTTCCGAAAATCTTTTGGCCAGAAGCGGCCAACATACCGCTGCCACCAAAAAGCATGTTCCTAGGATCCAATCTTTCTTTGGTTCTTTTGAATGCTGCAGAACCAAGGGAGCTTAATATCCCTTTTGATTTTAATTCTTGTTTATAAACATCGGTAAAAGTTGCCATTTTTTATTTTTTTCTACTGTTAATTTGTTGCTTGGTCTTTTCATTTTCTTCTTCTATAAATCTCAAAAGCATAGTAACATACATCGTTTTTTCCCAAGGCACCATCTTTTCCAAATCACTTAAACTATATTTGTGATGTTGCATCAATGCAAAATTGGTTTGATAATGATTCGTTAAACTATCGTGCCTAAACATTATACGAAAAAACTTTGTAATCCCTCCAACACCATCTCTTCCTGATACCCGCATTTCCCACATTTGAAATCCAGTGTCTTTTTCATTTTAGGAATGTTGTCGAAAAAATCTTGTATTTTTTGGAATTGGTCTCTGGTTAAACTATCTACGAAATCTAATAATTCTTTTTCTTCAACATCTTTGGAATAATAAATCGATTCTTCATCGTAAATATAATCTATGCTACTTGAAACTAATTTGCCTAAAACTTCAGATTCTTTAAGATTTCTTATTTTTTCCATAATCTTAAAATCTGGATATTTCATAACCACACCAAGCTTTTGTGTTAACTGAATTTTACAAGAATGATTTTCATCTTGTTCAGGATAAATTTCCAAAGCATTAAAACTTAGTTTAATGACATGATTACAAGGCTTGTCTAGTCCTTCTTCATCTTTAACTTCATTATTGCACTTGTATTCCAAGTCTATTATTTCACCTACAGACCTTGCTCTCAATTGTAAGAACATATATTCCAAGTCTAGTATGGGCAAATCATCTACATTAATATCGTCTATGCAACAATTATTAACAATTTGTTTAATTGCTAATAGAACGGCTTCCTCTTCTTCAGACTCCATAGCCATCAACAATATTTTTTCTTCTTTTACCAAAAAAGGTCTAAATTTTATCTTCTGTTTAGATAATGGTAAAGTTATTTCATATAACGGTGTATCAATCTTAGGTAACATTCTATCTCCATTTTAAATTAAATTCTATTTCCAAAAATTGAGGATGCTGCAAATGAACCAAATATAGATGCAGCTGCCTCTTTCAAATCATATGTGCCTTCATAAATTGTTCTATATTTTTGATAAGCAAATTGAACACTCAGTCTGTGGAAATTATCGTCAGACCAAGATAGTGGTTGTGCGGCAATTGATACTGGAAAAGCATCAATCAATTCTACCGCATAAATTTGTTTGATAAAATCATCATACTGAATAATTTTAATGTTTGTTAGATATCTAGAATCTTGGTCTTTTGCAAATCTTAAATTGTTTGTGTCGGTTGGCATAATAGCTTCTATCCAACGGTCAAATAACTTTCTCTCATAAAAATCATTCGTACACAAAAAAGAAAGTGTAGTTTCTGTGTATTGTGTTTGATATGGAACTTTGTATACTGGACCATAAACCTTGACTTCCGTTGTACCCAAAGTTTTACCCGGAAGCTCAGCTGCTTCACATTGCATTGAGAGATAACGTGTGATTGAAGCATTGGAAGACTTCGAATAACCTGATGGTGATTGTCCACCAAATGAAGATGACAATATCTCACTCACATCAGTAGCAATTGTATTTGGCAGATTGAGGATTTTTTCTAGTAAACCAGTTTCGATAAAGTCGCCAATGTACTTTGGTATTGGTAGAATTACCTGAAAACGATTTGGTCTAGCAAGACCATCCTTTGCCTTAATGTTAGACAAGAATAAATTTGGGGCGAATGACATTAGAATTTCTTTCTTGAGTCGGAATATACTTTGTTTGTAGAAGCTCCAACAAAACTTTCCATTGGCAATAACGCAGCAATGTCCCATTCACCTGCTGAAATTTCCAGGAATCTTGACTGAACATGGTTAAACAGATATCTCTTAATGCAAGGTTGTGCCTCGAACAATTTAGATGCAGCCTTCAAAGTTTGATACGTTAATCGTAACCTTGTCGATGCGTCATACTTGTTATTATTGGCGTAATCACTTAGTTTATCTAAAAGAATGATGCGTTGCTTTGGGTGAATGTAGTGTAGATTCAGCCCTAGAAAACCGTCTTGGTAACGTTCTATTGGTAAAACCAATGGGAACCTATCGTAATATGGCAACGAATCCTTCGTTTTCGGATCATAAAAGTAAAAGTACATTTTGCCAATAATGGTACCTTCTCTCAGTCTGGTCATGTCATTCATTAACGATTGTTTCGATGGTTTTAAATCCGAAACTTTCGAACGAAGCCAATCACGTGACTTTCGAGTACGTGGTGTTAATCCCTCTTTTTGTAGGGATGCATTAATTCTATCTATTAAATAAGCCATGCCGTATTTATACTAGATGCCTAGTTCTTTTTCAGTTATGATTTGAAATTGCCACCCATGCTCTCGGCAAAAGATATCGGCAGCTCTCCACTTTTCTTGATTTACCGCATATGTTGCCGCCTCTTGGATAAACCTTTGTGTCTTACGTTTCTGCACTGGCATCTTCGTTTGTGAATATGGCTTAACCTCCCACAAATACGTCATCACCAGACCGTCTTTCCGCCTGACCTTGACGATGAAATCTGGAAAGTAACGATGCATTTTTTGGTCAATCGGACTTCTGTAAGGAATGGGCAACTCCTCAGACCCCCACCAAATTACACCCGGATTGTCATCGAGGTATTTCATCACCATCTTTTCCCAGCTTGAACGATAAATAATGTTGCTTGGATCACCTTTATATTTCTGTGGGTTTTTAGGTTTGAATACACCTTTGTAGGTTTGTCTGGTCATGTGGTATAAATAATAAGTAATAACTTGAGGTATATATGGCACTATTCACGCTTACGGACATACAATTCAAATCACAGAACAGGCAATCGACTGCACAACAAAACCTTGTATCAAACAAATATAAGACAAACACTTTGCGTTATCCTCTAGATTTGGGTGAACTTGATAAAGGTCATTATATGGTGTTACATATCAATGAACAAGTACGAACACAATTTCCAGGAGTACCATCTGGAGATGAAGTTACTGCTCACCTTCAACGAAATGATTTGAACCAATCTAATGGTGGTGCAGCTGACATTGGAGGCATATATTCGAATGCTGCTATAGAACTCAAAGAAGCAGTTGATAAAATTATTGCCTCTAATGAAGTAGTACGTAAAGCTGGTACAGTTGCTGGTCCAGTGCTCAATGACGTTGGCAAATATTTAACTTCAAACCTGAATAGTTTTAATAAAACTGGATTTAGAACAGTGCGCCGCACAACAGATACTATTGCTTTGTATATGCCAGACACATTAGCATTTTCACAATCACAAAATTATACTGGATTAGAACTTGGTGGTGGAAATGCAGCTTTGATAGGAGCTGGAATTTCAGGAATATCAAAATTTATATCGAGTGATGCCAGTCTTTCTGATAGAGTGGGTGAAGGTTTGAAAAATGCCACACCATTTGTTTTAAATGCTATTGCAAATTTAACTGGTAATGCTGGACGAGCATTGTTTGCTGGATTTACCGGAACAACTGTTAATCCAATGATGGAAGTTATATACTCCTCACCCGAATTTAGAAGTTTTCGTTTTGACTTTATGTTTTATCCAAGAACTCGGATAGAAGCAAAAGAAGTGCAAAACATTATTCAGCGCATACAATTTCATCAAGCGCCAGAAGTTTTGGGCAATAATTCTGCTGGCGGTTTAGGTGGTTATTTCTTAGTACCTCCTTCAGAATTTGACATTGAATTTTACTATAATGGAACAGTTAATCCTAATATACCAAAAGTTTCAACTTGTGTATTATCAACTATAGATGTTGACTACGCACCAAATGGATTTGCCGCATATGAAGTTTTTGAAGAGAATGGTATTCCAAAAAAAGGTGGAACAGGTATGCCTGTTGGTATTAGAATGGGTTTAGTATTTAAAGAAACACGAATTATGACAAAACAGGAAATAAACAAACAAAATACAGATGGCCGAAGTTTTTATTCTCAAGCTGAAAGAAGTTCATTGATGAATCTCGATGAATAATTTAAACAATCATGGCAAAATATTTTAATTACTTCCCAAAAACATCCTACTACTTATCGGATGGCAACTCATCATTGGATACTGTGACAAATATAATGTCACGTTTTTCAATTAATGCAACATCAAAAGAACAATTGATAATGTATTACAAATACGATATATTTGATGGTGAAACACCAGAAATGATTGCTGATAAATTATATGGTTCTCCAGAAAAACACTGGATAATTCTTGCTGTAAATAATATTAAGAATCCACAATTTGATTGGCCTTTGCGTTATAATGACTTAACAAAATATATTGATATCAAATATCGTGGTGTCACATATGCAAATACTGCAAACACAGGAACAGGATTGGCGTGGTCAAAATCACACACACATTCATACTACATAACAGAAACACGTTCCTTACCAGGTGGTAGTGATACTACAGAAACAATTATTATTGATGCGGCAACATTTGCAAATACAAATACAACATCAACTGTTGTATATACATTATATGATTCCTCTAACGTTACAATAACAACAACAAAATCTTCAATATCTTATTATGAATATGAAATAGATACGAATGAATCTAAACGAACAATTGATATTCTTCGGCCAGAATTTGCAAAAAGTTTTGAGCAAGAATTCAGAAATACGATTGCCTAATGTCTGAATTAAATATTTTAGAAACAACACAATATACCATCACCGAATTAACTTTGGTGACTAAAATTGGTTATGTGGATATCAAAGATAAATTTGAAGAAATAAACATTTTTGATTCGATTTTGAACCAAACCATGAGTGGTAACATTTTAATTCGTGATGCTGTTGGTTTATCCGAACAATTAATATTTGATGGTTCGGAAGTATTGCTGGTTAAAATTGGTAAAGATGAAGATAACTTATTGATACAAAAATCATTTCGAATATATAAACAATCAAATCGAATAGCTGTTAATCAAACAAGTGAGATGTATGTGTTACACTTTGTTTCGGATGAACACATTTTTTCGTTGCAACAAAAAGTGCAACATTATTATAATCTGACTTATTCTGACGCAGCAGTTAGGATTTTAAATGATTATTTGGGTGTCAAAAAGATAGGAATTTTTTCGTCTTCGGTAGGTGTAAGAAAAATTCTTGTGCCAGCTTTAGAACCATTGGTTGCTCTACAATGGCTTGCGACCCGTGCAGTTGATGGAAATCAATCACCAGGTTTCTTATTTTTTGAAAACAGAATGGGATTTAATTTTACCAATTTGTCAACACTATTTTCTTTTCCAAGTTTAACGAGAGTCAATTTTAGTGTAAAAAATATTTCAGATAACATATCGGAAGAGTTTACTGGTGCAAGAAGTTTTGAGGTTATTACACAAAATGACTTTATGCGAAACACCAAATCTGGTGTTTATGCTGGAAAAATGATTGCATTTGATCCGTTAACAGGAACAGTGCAAGAAAATAATTACACATTCAAAGAGATGTATGATAACGGTCAACATGCAAATAAAACACCAAATGTTTCTTTAATAAGAAATAGAGCTGGCACATTTCAAACAGAAATGTATGATTCTAGAATCGTAACTTATCCATCATTTGCAAATAGAAAAACCAGCGATTATATTAAAGAGAATGATCCAACGTCAGTATCATTAGATGATGATACTGAGAATTATATCTTCCAGAGAGAAGCCATTTTTCAAAATTTATTTTCCAAACGTGTTAAATTAGTTCTACCTGGAAACTTTAAAATTTCATCAGGTTTTTGTGTTGATTTGGATGTACCAAAGAAAAGTGTTTTGGTTGATGGAGAAAATCCTTTTGATTCATCATTGTATGGTAAATATTTAATTATTGCAACAAGACACATCATTCGTCCAAATATGCATGAAGTTGTGGTTGAAGCAGTAACGGATTCTTCAAATTATATCGGTAAAGATAACAAAACAGTTTTCAATAGCACACCAGAACAAGAAAAGGCAATTTATTATGGGGAATAATTACACTTCACTTTTTTGGCAAGGTGTCGTTGAGGATAGATTTGATCCATTAAAGATGCGGGTGAGAGTTCGCATTATGGGAATTCATCCCGACAGTAAAACGGCAGTACCAACGGAAGCTTTACCTTGGGCTTTAATATCGATGCCACCAACATCAATGTTGTCTATAATGTTACCCAGAGAAGGTGATTATGTACACGGATACTTTTTAGATAATAACGCTGAACATCCTGTTGTGATGGGAGTTCTTTCAGGTATTAGATTGACTGAACCAAATCCACAAATTGGTTTCAATGATCCAAGAACACCTGCACAAAAAGCTGCAGCACCAATATGTGCTAAAGGTGTTGTGTATGAACAAATTGGTATACCAGCAAAACCATATGTTGGTATGCAAGACTTAAAATTGTTGGAACAAACAACAATACATAAAGCAAATCAAAATAGACAACACGTTTGTGATGTTGCTGGATTGATGAAACGTAATGCTGCTTTGGAAAGATTGAAATTTACTGAATTTGTCACAAAGATTCGAGATGCTATTAAACTTTTATTAAAATCTTTAGGACTTACACCTAGTGGTGAAACGGTTTATTGGATTGAACAAGCAAAAATACTTGCTCGAGAGTTAAGCAATATTGCTAAATCTATATCTGAATTGGCAGACCTTGCAACCGTAATTGTTGATTTTGCAAAAAGAGTTAGAGCAATGATTGATTATATTAATAGTTTGCCTTTAAAACTGTATGCTTTGTTAAAACAATGTTTGTCTGAATTGGTAGCATCTTTGACTTCAGGTTTATCGGATTTATTTTCATTGGGTGGTACAACAGATTTTTCAGAAGCTATTGCAGCCTTCAATGATGTAAAGACAGCAGCTGGAGAGATTTATACGGCTAGTTTAAAAGTTGTTGCGGCACCTGTTGCTGTAATTCAAGCATTAACTACTCCAGGTAGTTCAACTGATATTGCAGCTGCAGGAGAAACGTTGAATACATACCTATCCAGTGTGAGCCCAACATCAACTACAACTGATATAACTAAATTTACAACTAATTAATATGGCAACAAAACCATCTGATGATTATTCGTGGACGGAACCCGAATCGCAGGCAAACGATGAAACGTTGCCAAAATACCCATACAATCATGCAACTATAACCGAATCTGGTCATAGCTTTGAATTGGATGATACTCCAGGACGTGAGAGGATACGCCTCCAACACGGCGGAGCTCAAACTGATGGTGTTGGTACTTTCTTTGAAATACAATCTGATGGAACAAGAATCAATAAGATTGTCGGTGATAATTATGAGATTATTGCCAAACACAACAATGTTATTATTTCCGGTGTGTGTAATATTACAATAGAAGGAAATTCAATCGTACATGTTAAAGGTGACAAATATGAAAAAATTGCTGGAGATTATATCTTAGAAGTTGGTGGTAAATTAACTCAAACTGTTGGTAAAACATCTTCAATAATATCGAATGGTGATATGACAGTTGGTTGTGGTGATCCAGCTACAGGTCGTATGAAACTTGCAACGGGTGACCATCTATACTTACAAGGTGACTTGGTCGTATCTGGTGCATTAAGTGCTGATATGATTACATCTCAAACTAAAGTTAATGCTGGTACAGGCATGAGAGCTGGGCCTTTAGGATTTGTAACACTACTTGGTGGTGTTGCCGCAGGATTAGATGTTGCAATACCAACAATGGTGACTGCTACAACAAACATTACTGCTGGAGCCGAAGTGTCCGCTCCCGTAGTTTTTGGTGGACAAGTAATGGACATTCGTGGATCAATGGAAATGATGCGAGCAATATATAATACACACACGCATCCAGCAAAACCAGTGACCGGCCCACCCTTTTCACTAATGTAATGAGGTAATATTATGGCAAGCATATATGAGAGATTAAATTTTAGTTTTGATACAGGTAAGTTTGGAGATGCAATTAATCTTTCCGACAATACAAAGAGTTATCTAAAAGCCGCACCAGTTAGACTTGAGACATGGCAAAAAGATGAATTGGCAAATGGTAGTATTGTCAAAACAGATTATTTTAAAAATCCAATGATTAACGTTACTGCGAGATTAAGTGATAACGTTAATACGATGAATCAGATTGTTCAAAGCATTGACACTTTCGACAATGGTTCTGGCACAGCAATGAAGGCCAATTTAACAAATTTGATTATTGAAATTAGAAACTATTTGAGTCATACATCAAATATCTCTGGTGTCACGGAAGCAAGAGCTAATATTTCGGACACTTCCAATGTGCTTACTCATTTTCCAGACTACAACAAGGCAGTTAGTGCCGGTGAACAAATTTTATTGTTGACTAGTTCAACCGATGGTGTTGCAAACACAGTTCCTTTGTTAGGCAATTTTACTAGTTTGTTTATTTCTGATGAAATTACTGCAAATGCTAACAATATTATTAATGACCTTGTGACAGTCAGAAATAGTGTTCGCATTGAAGTTGTTGGTGGAGAAACTCCAACCTCTTCAAATGTATCTAATTTATCGGCAAATCTTATCACAACCATAACTGCAAATGTTTTGGCAGCTAATACATTATTGTCTACCAGAAGATTGCATGATTGGAACTTTTACAGGAATTCATTGAATATTTTGGAAGATTATAACAAAATCAACCAGCTTGGGCGAATTGGTAATACCCAAAAATACTTGATAAACAATCTGGTTGGCACAGACAAATACAAAAATAACGTTGGGTAACATAGATAAATAAGATATGGCCACAGTAATTTCATCCACAACCAGACAATATAAAGATTTGGACCTTAATTTTTTGATACATCCAGTGCGGAAAGATATCAATAAACATAAGGACGAAATGGCAGTTATCAATTCAATTAAGAATCTGATGATGACTAACCATTACGAAAGACCGTTTCAACCTGATTTGGGTTCTAACGTAAGACGCTTGCTTTTTGAAAACCTCGATAAGATTACCGCAATATCGATGGAAAGAGAGATTAGACAGGTTGTTCAAAATTACGAACCAAGAGCACAGATTAAAACCCTAGATATCTTACCTGATATGGACAATAATGGTTTTAGTGTTCGTATGGAATTCTATATTATGAATATGACAGATCCCGTAACAATTAATTTTTTCCTAGAACGAGTACGATAAATGGCAAATCGTTTAAGAGTAACCGAACTTGATTTTGATACAATCAAGACCAATTTAAAAACATTCCTCAGACAACAAACGGAGTTCTCCGATTATGATTTTGAGGGTGCTGGCTTAAGTGTTCTTTTGGATATTTTAGCATACAACACGCACTATAATGCGTACTATCTGAATATGGTTGCAAATGAAGGTTTCTTAGATACCGCATTATTGAGAAACTCGGTTGTATCTCATGCTAAGAAACTCGGTTATACACCACGTTCCAATAGAGCATCAAAGGCTGTTATAGATGTAACAATTAATGGTTCAACTTACCAAGAAGATTACTTAACGATACCACGTGGATACACATTTATCAGTGGTCCTGTTGATGGTAAAATTTACACATTTGTCACGTTACAAGACCATACTGTTTCAAAAACTGGAACAAACTTTGTGTATAATGACATGGAAATTTTTGAAGGCAAGTTGCTTTCATATTCCTACACACATTCGAATATTAGTAATCCTAAACAAATTTATGAGATACCTGATGTTAAGGTAGACACATCAACTTTGCGTGTTTCAGTACAACAAAGTTCGTCCAATACAGAAACAGTGATTTATAATCCTGTTGATGATTCAATTTCGTTAACTGCTGATTCCAAGACTTACTTCATACAAGAAGGGCAAAACGGTAAATATCAAATTTACTTTGGAGATGATATCATTGGAAAGAAACTTCCTGATGGTGGTGTTTTGACAATAAGATATCTAATTAGCAATGGTGAAGATGCAAATCGAGCAGCAAACTTCACTGGATCTGCAGCAATTAATTTTCTCTCCGGTTTTACAATCAACACCGTTACTGTTGCTGCTGGTGGTCGAACACGTGAAACTGTTGATGAGATTCGATTTGCTGCACCACTACAATACATTTCACAGAATCGTGCTGTTACCAAAAACGACTATATCAAATTAATTCAACAGAAGTATCCACAGTTTGAGGCTGTAAACGTTTGGGGTGGAGAAGAAAATGATCCGCCAGTTTTTGGTAAAGTTTTTATCTCAGCTAAACCTAAAGATGGTTTTGAGATAACTGACACCGAAAAAGATTTCTTCTTACAGAATGTTTTAAAACCAATTAGTGTATTGA